AAAGTTCTTTTTAATTAATGGTACAGTATATTTTTCTAAGAACACAGTCCAGTTCTCCTCATCAAGCCCTAAGATGTCAGCATATTTGTTCACTAAAAATACTGAATAACTTATAATTGTCCTGATCATTAAATCATTTTTCCCTGCAATAACCTCCAAAGAGTTGTAAAAATCTCCCGTATCAAACAAAGTTACCCGGTCTATAGGCTGTAATTTCTTTCTTTTTATCCTTATTGTGGAGTTAGCATAAGCAGGTTTAATATCAATCCCCTCGGAGTTAATCCCCTGGTACATCTGTTCCTGTGTCTGCAGCTCCTTAATTACTTGTTTGTTCTGGTCAATACTCTCCTGTATAGATCCGTTAACAGATTTCTGCAGCTCCTCAACTGTCCTTTTCAGGTCATCTAATATGCTGTAATCTGCTGCCATCAGACTGCTCCGTATGATGCACCCTTTCGAGCACAGGGTACACAGGTGCTGTTAACATTTGCCTGATCTAAATTAACAGCCTTAACAGCCCTCTCTACCTGTGACCAAAATGGCACCTGCCTTGTGTCTCTGTCTCCCTCCAGATCCCGGATAATATTAATCTGTACATTCTGCTCAATGGCAGATACCTGTGAGCTTGCTTTCATCATCTCAAGAACTTTGAGTGCTACAATCTTACCCAGTGCATTAGTCATTGTCAGTCTGTTGTCAATCCAAAATTGAGTGAGATCACATTTAATACTGATGTTTAAATTAAACCCATAGTTATTCTCATAGGTATAAATCACATCATCGGTATCAAATATAATTCCCACTGCAGGAACATTGGCAGCTGAAATGTAAAAAGGAGACATAGTTAAGTACCTTGCAACAGAATTATATTTGGAACTCCTTGCCCCCTTGTCACATGTTCTGCAGTATCCGTTCTTAAAGTTCAAAGAATCATATTGAATTGCTTGTCCGATCAGGTCATCCTGATAATACCCCAGGTACCACACTCCTCCGCTGGTATTTGAACCATCAGAATAATCTATTATGATGTCCTGCGCTAACCAGGTAAATGAGTTTGCAGCTGTGGAGGTGAACACAAAAGTAGATACCACTGCCTCCTGTAAAGAGTTGTAAAGATATAACGTTAATGTAGGCTGAGCTGCAGTAAGATACAAACCTATCCTGTGAATCATCGCTCTAATACCTATGTCAGAATCTAAAACAAACTCAATCCCTACGAATCTGCTCTCATTGATTATTGGCTTATTTTTTAAAACATTATCATAGATAAGATTGTTCCTCACCAGGTCCATGCCTGCATTATTCAGCTTCTTTTGTACCACTAACTTTTCAAGTAACTGATTTAAAGCTGAGGTTTCTATGTCATCCAAAAATGTCTCAAGGGCATAGTTAGATGGCAATAATGCCTGAATGTAATCGAGTCTTACAGTAGGATGATAGTCCTGGTAATACTGCCCGGACTCTGTACCTGTCAGTGATGCAGGCAAAGCAGGAATCTCAGTCAGGTCCCAATGGTCCTTCCACCCTATCACTTTCTTTAACTCTGCAATAACTCGGTTATCAAACATAGCATTTTATTATAAAAGAGAGACAGCATGGACATACTGCCCCCCCGGTAACATTCAAAAAAAACAAGGATTTACGGTAGGTAATCAAATTTCTTGATACCTCCATTAGTACCTAAATTGTATGGAGTTAAAATTGCAACATTCATCCCCACCTGGTACTGCTTAACAAGTGCAGATGTATCATCTGTGTTGCCTGTTATAACTGCAACGTCAGCACAGCCGTCAGTAACCATAAGCTCAAGATTAATGCCTCCAAGCAAAGCAGAACTCTCAGTACTCCATCTGATGCCATCAGCCATACTTTGTCTGTTAGCAGCAGCATCCGGAGACACTTTTGACACAATACCCACTGATCCACCCGGCATAATAAAGCCAGTACTTACAGCCCCGGCTGATGTTGTGGTAGTGTTACTGTAAGTAAACGTATATCCATTAAATTGGAAAGCAGTATTAGTGCCGTTTCCAGCTCCCTGGTTAACGTATTGATTCACAAATGAGGCAAGCTGTGCATCTCCAATGACCTCTAAGCCATTACGACCAAAATCATCAGCCTGCATAATACTCTTGGCATCATTAAGGAAAAACGGTACATCAATCGCAGCCACCTGCAGAGCATCATTAACAATAGGATATTTGGCAGGTACAAAGGCAGAATTATAAGCAGTTGCTTTTGCTGCCTCAATTGCTGCTAAAATTGCAGTCTCCAAAAAGTCAGCTAATCCCTCCTCAGCATCTGACCACTGACGCATAAAATCCTGCGCCTCGGTTACAATATCAGACTGATCTGTTAGCCTTGGAATAATTCTGAATCCTGTATGAGCACTAACATAAGTAACCAGTACAAGGTCTGCATCTGCATCCTTATCAACGAAAGCACATGTCATTGTGCCTACTGTTGCGGCTGTTACGTTCTTACTGAATACAGGAATCTGTGTAGCAGGAGCTCCCCAGGATGACATGATAACGCCCTGATTTACTCCGGTAAGAATACCGTTTGTTCCTCTGGATGCTATATCTATAAAGCCATATTCCTGCTGTCTGAGCTCTTGTCTATCTAAGTCTGAGGGATAGACTCCTCTTGCGTTTTGTCTTTTTAAATCTACTATTGACATTGTATAAAATGTTTATTGGTCAGTATTCTCTGAGTTCTTTTATGTTGTATCTCTCGAAAGCCTCCCAGTATAATTTGTTGTAATCTTCTCCCTTTGGTATCCCTTTCCTTTGGGCTATTTTGTCAAACTCAGATAAAAATTGTTCCTGAGTTTTAAAACTGCTCTCCTGTACGATAACCTGAGAACCATTAAAGTCGCCCCCGGTAGTTGGAGTATTCCCTGCTCCACCCCCCTGGGCATTTGTATGTAATACAGACTGTAACTCTGCTTTGAGGATGAACTCTAAAGAGGCGTTCAATATACCATCTTTGTATGCACTGCCATCTGGCTTACACCAAATAGTTTTGCCATCTTCATCAATTGCATTGTTAATCAGTGTCTGGGTTTTCATTTCTATAATGTCATTAAGCAAATTCTCCCCCAGGCTTTTGTTAAACTCAAGCCCGGACATTGCCTTTTGTACATCTCCCTTGCGGAACATATCACGCTCCTTGGTTTTCAGAGTGCTTATAATCTGCTCTCTGTCCTCAATCTGCTGCTGTGCTGCAGTAGTAAGCTCTATCTTCTCCTTTTTAAACTTAGCTTTAAGCTCCTCTAATTTCTTTAATGTCTCATCAGGATTAGTGTTACTCTTTAAACTGCTAAGCTTTTCGGTAAGTTCCTTGTTTTGGTCTGCGATCATCTTCGCCCATTCAGAGGTCTTTACCCCTTGAGGTTTTTGTAGCCCTGCATCCTGTAGTGCGGTATCCACAAAATCATAGATCTTCTTATGCTCCTGGCTGATGTTCTCATCAAAGTAATTCTTTGCAATAGTCTCTGCATAAGCCTTACCTACCTCAGTTCCTTTTAATACGTCAAGTACCTGAGCCTGTAATGTCTTGTCCTGTGCTAATTTATCCTTAAAATCTTGTTCCATAACGTCTCTATTATGTTTTGAATGTTATTAAATATTGTTTTCTACCTGTTGCACTGAGATACCTAACTCCTCAGCAATCACGTCTGCAGATGCTCCCTCATCCAGCATTGTAGCTATCTTCTTTTTTATTGGAGGAGTAACCCTTTTCTTTTTAGGCTTATCCTCCTCTATCTCTGTTGGCGGTTTTACTGTCGGCTTAAGTGTAGGGTTATGGATCATAAAAATCTGATGATAATTGCCCATCATACCAGGAGTCTTAAACTCAGGCTTTAATCCCATCCACATCTCAGCGGATATACAGAACTGATGCACCTGTAGTGATTGATTTAATCCCTCTCCCTTAACCCGGACCCCTATAAAGGAGTAAGCACGTTTGTTGTGTGCAGGTATGTCTGTTGGGAAAGTAGTGTTAGGGTACTGACTCATCACTTTCAGCAGTTCCTTGCTGCTGGACTGATTCCCCTGTATCGTCTGGTTTTTCATCTTGTACGTAGTTTTTGAATGTGTTGTAAATAATATCTATTTTTTGCTGAAAGGTTATGTCACTGCCAAACTCTACAAGTGAGCCGTTTTCCCTTTCAAATTTGCTCACAAACTTAGTAAAGTTTGCCTTTATATACAGGTCCTCTACCTGCATCACCCCCTGCTCTTTCTTCTTGTAGCACTCCTCTACTGTGCTGTACGGAGCAGGATTGAGGTTATTCTCAATCATTAGCTTGTGTACTGTCTGAGGATCCCCCTTGTATTTTGTTTCTATCAGTAGCTTATAGATCTGATCTATCTCACTCTCAGGCATCCCGGCACCCTTGGCACCAACAAAAAGCTGCTGCAGTTGTGCCTCTGTAAGTAAAAACCACTCTGTGCCATAGTTAGCATGTACCTTTACATCAGCATCAATAGCCAATTTTATACATGTTTCCACTAACCACTTATGCACCCGGTTAAGTATCCCGGCTAATTTAAGCAGAGGTTTTTTCCTATCCTCCATTAAGCTCCTTACCTGGTCCGCATTAACCGCCTCCTTATTCATCATGTCATTAAAGCCTGTAGTGTTGACCTTAATGAAATTCTCTCTCTGGTTTTGTTTCTTCTGCTCAAACTCTAAGTTTTGGGTAGGAGGAGAGATGAATCTAAAGTATCCACTAACATCATTCTCATCATTATCAATCTTAGGGTTGATTTTGATTGATGTTCCTGCACCACTAAACTTATTGGCTGAGCATGTTGGGCAGGTAGTTGGTGTGCTCATATCTCCGTTTTCCATAGGCTGAGACACCATGCCATTGATACAGAACTCATCCTCACATGTTGCTGCAGCATATTCTATTACCGGGAATACTCCATAATGCTCAGCATAATAGCTGTATGCATGGAACTGCTGCCACTCGGCCATGCTACCAAGGACTTTAGCCAGTGGAGCATAACGCTTAACATCATCTTTAGTATTCAGGGCATCATCAATAAACCACCTGGCAGGACAATAACCAAGGTTGTGCGGACTTTCCAGGATAAGTGAATACTTTTTGAGCCTGATCTCTATTACCCTGTAGTACTCATCATCATAGAATGCTATCCTTTGATAACTACCCTCCTCATCAGAGCCCTCAGAGTGCTGGAAAATTATATACTTAAACTTACTTTTGCAATCTGTCAGCTCGTACCCTATCAGCTTATCAAGCTCTATAGTCACATAGTAAGGCAGACCCTCAGCATCCTTATCCACTACCACAATAGTCTGTGGTTTACATTTAAACGCTCTCCTGCCTACTGCCTCAATGTACTTGCGTGTATCAACCCGGTACAGTAATTCTGTAGCCTGTGCCTCTGCACGTTTGTTGGGATATTGTATGCTAAAATTCGCATTTCTACCGTTGAAAACCCTGTTAAGGTCCTCTGTAATATCATCTGAGATACTAACAATTGCCAGAGGGTAACTAAAAAAGTTTAGTACCCTGTTGTATTTTTCCTGAGTAACACTATTCCTGATGGCGAGTTTAATCTCTGACCATCCCTGCTCACTCTCAAGCTCTCTGAAAAACAAAGGTTCGGACATAACTTTAAGCCTGCTTTCATAGCTCATCATCACGCCTAACTGATTACTTTTGCTTTTTATCAGCTTTACTATCTGGCTTTCGTTTAATAACATTATCTACAAATTGATATTTTTTTGAATCAAGTGCCCAGTCATCCCTGTTCTGAGCAGCTTGATTCTGCAAAACAGCCTGAGCACATGCTAACGTCAAGTTAGAACATGCTCCTGCTTTGGTTTTTAGTTTTACTGTTGTAGGCTTAGCCATTACGATACAGTTAAGGCATTAAAGTCAGTTGGTGTGATCGCTGTCTTAGTCTCATCATAATCAAAGTCAAGCTGAAAGGTCATTGTGTTCATGTCCCTTGTGCCAAAACCTGCGTTAGTCATGCTACCAAGTACTACATTTGATACATCAAAGCCTGTGAACAGGTCACCTACCTGCTGACCCCAGATGAGTCCTTGCTGATTGATCATGTAAACCTCTAAGCCTGTACCCTCACATGCTAATGTCCTGAATGCCTCAATCTGAGCACCTGTTAAGCTGTCAAATCTTGCAGTGCCATCAGTAGGATTAATCCCATTAACCAATGTAGTCCCCGACAACGTGGAATTGTCCCCACCTCCCTGTGTTATTGTCGTTCCCCCGGTTAAAGTGCTCTCACCGCCTATTAGTGGAGATGTTACAACATGCTCAGATGTAGCCAAAGCAAAAAGAATAGTCCAGGGAGCTAATACAGATGGTAAGTTACCAGCACCAGCAATAGCAGCAGGAATGTTATTTAACGGGTCTGTAGTATCAAAAATAACCTCCCCTTTACGAACAAACCAATATCTTTGGATTTGCCCCATGTTTTCCGGACAACTTGATGCCGGGATGTCTGTAAGACTTGTGGCAAGTGGGCAGCAATCCAACAAGAATGAATGTAATAAGTTCATAATAATATATTAAAATGTAATAGAATCAGGCACAATCACAATGCTTGCCCCCGTTGAATCTTTAAAATCAAAATTTAAGTCGTAGCTCTCTGTCACCGGGTCAGCTACGAAGTCAACCCACAAATAAGAATAAACGCTCTTGCCACCTATACAGCCCAATGACCCCAGGCTAACAGGATTAGCCACTAATGCAGGAGCTGCACCTACAGGTGTGAATGTAACCTCTATGCTAAACACATCACAGGTGACCGTATCAAAAAGGTCTGCTCTTAGTTCCTTTTCAAAGGATGCAGAACCTACCCTGGGATTGAAAACCTTAGTATAATTCAGTGCAGATGGCACATCTACCCCACAGCAATTGAATGATGGAGGAGGTTGCAGATACTCACGTATGACATTAAGTACTGTTATCTCTGTAACATTTAACAAAGTCTCATCAATGTCCAAAGAATATAATTCTGTCAGATACTGATCAAAGCCTGCATCAGAGAAAGTAGTGATCTGGTTAAGCTCCAGTGCAGTCCGGGCATCCGGAATATTAAAGGGGCTAACTAAAGTTATCTGTCTTATGCTCTCTAATAAAAGAGCTGAATAACTTTGTAACCCCTCGGTAAATTGTGATGCCAATAATACGTATGCCATAATTTTGCTTTATGAGCCGTAAGATACTAAATTATATTTATTTTTCCTAATACCTTGCTCTCCATATCGAAATGCATCCCATATGTGATTCCACTTATCAACTGGTTTATTCTTCACTATCCCATCTCTTCTATCAGTAGTCCATACGTATTTTTGTTGCTCTTGTTTCCATAATTCGGAATAAACTAAGTTAAGGGGACCATAAGACTTAACACTATTGATCCCGTTACGTATGGAATCCGCTCCTTTCTTACAGGGTCTTACTCTCCAGGATAAATTCCTTAGCTCCTTTATGCTTTTTGGCTCTGCACTATCTGCCATTATGATAGTGCCTGTCCTTAATCCTTTGCTAACCCCTAACCTGTCAAGCTCATTGGAGATGTCCGGATTAGTCAGCCCTGTCTCATATAGCAGGAGCTCCCCATACAACTGACCCTGGCACAATGCGAGCTTCACGATTGTTGTGGGATCTGTACTATAGCCATAATCCATTCCGTAACAAATCCTTTTAATCCCTGTAGTGGGCATATTGGGTATCCAATTAACTGCCGGGAATATTGTATTTTCCACACTACCAGTCAGCCCCAAGCCATACACCCTCCACTTGTTAGGGTCCTTACCCTTTAGTGCTTTAATCTTATCCCTGATGGAATCTTTAAGGAAAGGATT